CAACGCCAGGTGATGAATTATAAGTCACTGTTGCATGTGTACGATCAAGTTGCGTTATAAGATCAACTTCTTTAGGATTTTGTTTTGTTACATTACGCCATCGTGTATTATCAAACTGCTGAATTGTTTCTAAATTGCCTGGATGTCCTCTAACAACAATTGGTCTATCTGTACTTGCTCTAACAACATTAATAGTTTTGGTTATCCAATTTAAAACATCTTCGCCTGCCATTGACCACCCACCACTTCGTTGTAAGCATACTAAAATATCTGTACCTGAGTGATAGTCACGTTCCTCAAATCCATATGACTGTTTAATTTTGTTCCATCTAGATAGATCAGGATTTTTATTAAAGTACCAAGCGTCATTTGCAAATATGCCATCTAGTCCGTAACGTAAATATTTGTTAATATCTTGTGGATTCATAAATTGATAAAGATTGCTATCAATGATTAAACTGTGTTTACCATGCTGTCGTTGATGATCAATTGCATTTTTTCTAATTAATAGATGTGGACTTTGTCTGCTGTGTTCGTGTACATATCCTTGTATTACAGCAATGTCGCAGTTGACAATACGATTGTCTTCTACTAGTACAACTTTATCACCTACAGCTCGTACACCGTCGTGCCAACTACGCAAGATCATTTTTTTAAATTCGTTCTTGCTTCGTTTAGGTATTCCGCTAAGGTAAACGGCTACTTTCATTTACTATTCCATTCCTGTACTAATCTCCAGGCATCACCGTTTTGTAACTCAGCTTGTGTAAATTGATGATAGGCAAGATTACTTAACAAGTACATAACTTCATCTTGACTTGGATATAAAGGTGTTTCAATTTTACTTAAATCATTTAAACATAGAGGTGACCCGGCATTTTGCCCTAGAACAAACGCAGGTTTGCCCTCCATTAATGCTTCAATGCTAGCAATTGAATTGTAAGTAACTAAACAGTGTATGTCATCCTGAAGAGCTTGTTGTATAGTGTCTTGGTAGACTCTTTCTTTTCTTGACTTTTTAAGACGAACTACAATTTCTCTATCAGTATGTTTTTTAATCTGCGATAATGTATTTTCCATCCACTCATCTAAGTCTTCTCCATAAAACTGCATAGCCTTTTCACTGGGCGGACACAATAATATTTTTCCACCTGGAGTAAACTTTTTTGTATACCCATTTGCTTTAATGTATCTATCACTAGGAACATCTCTTAACTTGCCACAATACTGTAAACTATTTTTAGTTACTCTATGCCAGTTTTTTGTTTTTGTATTGCCAAAGTAGCCGGTATCAACAAAGTAAAAGTCTCTCTTATTGTCTTGACACCAATCATAGATATGTCGTTTAGTAATACCTCTAAATGCCAATGGTCGTTTATCTTGTTTAGCTTTTCCGTCGTATATTGTTTTCCAATCAGTTAGTGTGCCGCCAGCACCTTGACAGAAATATTCAACTACCTTGTCCCATTTATATCCTTTATCTCGTAATGATTGACTTAGCTCACTCATATCGCTTACTCCTAATACTCCTTGTGTACTGCGTTGTTTTTTAATCTGTTTAATTATGTCCTGACAAGATTGGGTATTGTATACGTCATACCCATCTAATAATACTTTTTGTAAATCAGTATATAACCGTTTCATTTCTGGGCCGTACGTTACTTGATCAACTTCAATCCTATTTCTTTTATCAACAGGGCAAGACTTTTTGTGCTCCGCTAGATAATCATTCCACAAGTATCCGTACTGTACATCGTTCCAGCTGTTGAGGTGCATTTCAAACGGGAGATCCTTATCATCAAACCAAGGACCACCGTCGGTATAGTGTATAACGTTAGGTGTGCCGTAATCTTTTTCTTTGTAGTATCCCGATAACCAGTTCCAGTTCGGCGGCAATTTCTCAATACTGTTGTCAGAGCCCACCCACTCAAGTCTATGCAAATAGCTAGGTTTCTTTCCATTGACTGCATCTAATGTTAATCGTTGACTGTCAGCAGTATCACAATTGAATACCATCATTGATGACCAATTCTTACGAGGATAAAATGTTTGTAGTTGCCCGTCCATCTTGCTTGCTGTCTTTGGACTATAACCATATTCATCATGTGGCACCACTGCTACTGATTTATGATTGGGCAATAGATCATATACTTCTTTGATATCACTGGTCCATAAAAAATCACAATCACAAAATATAGCTTTACCAGTATAATTCATTAGATAAGGAACTAGGAATCGAGTATATGTAAATTCAGTTGAGGAGTTCTTATCTCTCTCTCTGGTTATTGTACCTTGAGATTCTAGTTCGTTTAATTTGAGATAGTGTATCTTAACAGGACATGATGCGTGTTTCAATATGCTGTATGCACAGACATCTGCGGCAATAGGTTCTCTTGAATCCCAGCCTATAAAAACATTGATTACTGTATGTGGTATTGTTGACATAAACTCAATAATTATATACTAAGTTTATATTTATCAGGTTAGTAGTTGCGGAAGTCGAAAATTTGTTTATTTAACCACATCACTTTAAGATCCTGTTGCCTAACAAGGTTCCATTGATTTAAACTGTTGACTGCTGTTTCAGGTAACAGTTCTTGTTCAGCTAGATCAAACCAGGTTGTAGTACGATAGTCTAATTTTTGAAAGTTAGGTTGTTTATAAGCTACTGCATATATCCAAGGGTTGTTTCTTTCTTTTTTAAAAAATCCATCTTTACAGTCCCAGCCGTTGACAGCTAGGTGATGTATTAGACTGACTAGACTCCAATGATGGTAGTCATGACTATGTTGGTCAGCTATTACTGCATTGTGTTGTAAGAATGTTGATTCTGGAACAGCAATTACTAACATTGCGTTATCTCTTGCTAAATCCCACCAATGTCCTAAAGTTTGCAATGGATTGACAGCATATTGTAAAACATTGTGAGCATAAATTACATCAAATTGACTATGTTTTAATTTACTGTCTTCAAAGTTATCTGTTACCGTTGTGATATTGTGATGGGAATATTTTGAGTCAAACGTATCGTCAATATCAATACCAGTACACTTGATGTTTAAAGGAGTCTCGTCATCTGGGTCAATAGTTCTAGTTGCCCACCAATTTAAATCATGTCCGTTACCGTGTCCAATATCGAGAACAGTTCCAACTGACTCCATAAATGAAGTATAGTGACCAAGTTCGTTTAGGATCTGTAGACTACTGTCGTGACTTTCTTGACCTAATAATTGTCTATACACTAACGTCTTCCATTCCTGATGTTCTTAATCTAACTATGTGTCCTAGCATAAAGTTCTTTGATTCAAAACCTTTTAATATGCCAAGCCATTTGTTTCTTAACAGTGCTACATCATTGATCAATGTTTCAAAGTCAATAACTTCGTCTTCTCCATCCACATACTTTTCTGCATCACGTGATGTTAATGCTCGTTGGTAAGCTTCAAGATACTTTTGAAAGTGCTTACGTCTAATCTTACGTAGTTGTATGTTTAGATAATTAAGCACTGCTTCTATTTCTTGTAATTGATTAAAGCGATGTTCAGTAATACCAGGTAAGTCACGAATGTTCTTTTCTACGTTACCGTATACCGAGCATTCCTTCTTAGCTGTCATTAATTCATTTTCATAAAATAACAGCATATCAGGTATTTTTGTAATATCTTTAGTTACATCACTGTACCAAGTCATTAGTAATCCTCTTCTTCTTCGCTATCGTCAAATTCGTCGCCCCAGACATCTAAACCGTCATCTTCTTCAATAACAGTATCATCATAATCTATTAATGCTTCACGAACTTCTTCGTCATCCATTAGTGTAGATTCTCTGATCTCTTTAGGACTAACACCCTGGGTATCGACCAGAGTGTGTACTAAATCAATGGCGGCTTCTTTGTGATTGCTTTCATTGATATGTGTTTTTAACGTTTCAAAAATTTCTGCAACTGCGTTTAGCATGTTTTTATTCCTTTGTTTCTTCTACTGGTTCTACTGCCTCCGGTGCTTGCATTTCTGTAGCTACATCCATGCTTGCCTCAATATCTTCGATATTTACCTCATTGTTCTGATTTTTTAAGTGTTCCATTACTTTATCTAAACAACCATCAGTATTTGATTCCCATGCTTTACGGAACTGTTTAATTTCATTAGCACTATCTGGCTCACCAAAGCGTAGTCTATTACCGTCTTTCTTAAGTATGCCTTGTTTCTCTGCTAAATCAACTAGCCCGCTGTACGGGTTCATACCTGTTTCATATGGTATTTTAACTTGCACGCCTTCAAAAGGTTTAGCGTAACGTGTTTTCATAATCTTACAACCAGCTCTAATACCTTTAACTTCTGATATCTTGTTGCCATCTTCGTCTTCTTTCAGTTTCATTTTCTTCATTGCTACTACAATACTTGAAGCGTAAATAAAACCTTGTCCACCTGATATCTTATCATCTGGATCAAACATGTCTTGTGATGCGTATGTATGATTAGTACACACCATACCTACATTAGCACTACCAAACATATTAACTGTATTACGCACTAGTGATGTTAATGCTTTAGGTTTCCTACCCATATCACCTTTCATGTCACCTTTTTCAAACTGAGCAACATCTGTTGGTGTTAACAACATACCCAATGAATCAATAACAAATAATACTTTAGGTCTTTCTTCTTCATTCATAGCACGATACTCAGCCATAAAGTCATTGATAGTTTTAGCTACGTCATCAATCATAGCCATATTGAGTTTGAGCAGTTTCTCTGGTCCAGTGTCAACTTTTAATGCTTGTAGCCAAGCTTCATCAAGTGCGTTCTCTGAATCAATCAGTACTACAAAGATACCTTGTTCTTGTGCTTCTTTAACAATGTTACCTGAACAAATATAACTTTTACCTGCACCTGATTCGCCAGCAAACACTGTTACTTTGCCTAACGGAATACCTTTGTTAAAGTCACCACTAATTAAATAATTTAGGGCATAGTTACCTGTCGATACCCAATCTGTTGGATCGTTAAATCCAATTGATAGTCCAGAAATTGATTTACTAATACTCTTTCTAAACTTACTTACGTCAAATGGTTTTGCCATAATCTCTTCCTTGTTCTTCTTGTGTGTTTAAAAGTAATTTTACAGTCATCAAATAAATTGTGCAACGATTAAATTGCCAAATTAAAAAGTGTGAGCGATAGTATTATATCGCCCACTACTAATTAGTTACGATGTTTTCTGTCTTGAACGGATCATGTTCAAAATATCTTCTGCTTTAGATCCACCCTCAGCCGCTGGTGCTGGTGTTTCTGTTGGCGCCGCTTCAGCTACTGGAGCAGGTGTTACTTCTGCTGTTGGAGCCGGAGTTGCTGGTGCAGTTTCTGCTACAGGAGCCGCTGGAGCCACTTGTTCAAATGTGTCTGCCGCTGGCGTTGTAGTTGCACTTGGTGTAGAAGTTGTTGGTTGTGATCCTTTTGGAGCCATCATACCTGATGGTCTGTAGTACGCACCCCATCTTTCAGCATCATATGGTTGCCCATCTACTGATGCTTCAAACATTTCTTTCATTACTTTTAATTCTTGTTCACTAGGTTTCTTAGGAAGAAAATCTCCTAGTGTAAATAAGCCATGTTCATTAACTGCGGCCTGTTCTGCTTCTGTTAGTGCAGACTCTTTTCTTGCCCAGTTTGATGTTGTGTAATCAGCATAGCCACCTTTTTGTGTTTTAGTAACACGGAAATCTAAACCAGCATTATAGTCTGTTGGTAATTCTTCCATGTCTGGATCCATCAAACTTGACTTAATAATAGTAAAGATTTGAGGACTCATAATAAAACGTCTAATTGGATTAGCTGGTGTAGTATCATCACCTATAGGATTTTGTCTAACAAACCCTTGAAAGATGTATGACTTTTTCTTCCAATACTTACGACCCATTTCTTCTAGTGATGAATCTTTAAACCATGTTCTAACTTCTGCTAGAATTGGGCATGATTCACCCCACATTTCAATACACGGAACTTGAACTAATACGTTCTTGTTATCCATTTCGCCTTTAACGCCGTTAAATGGTAAACGAATCATGTTTCGTTCTTGCCAAAAGAATGTGTTGTTTGGATCTGCGTCTGGAAGGAATCTAATTGCCGCTGATTCGCCTTCTTTGATATTCCAGTGTGCGTAAATTGCGTTATCGCCACCTGAACGTTGATTGTTACTGTTGTTGTTTTCAGAAGCTTGTAATTTTGCTCTGATATCTGCTAAACTTGCCATAATGTATTTCTCCTTTATGTGCCATAATAATTTGCCTTAATGTGTGCCTAATAAAACACTACCTTAATAGTGTAATATAATTTATTTATCCCGTCAACGGTTATATTGGTATATTTTACCAAATGGTCGTAAAAAAAGCACATAAACTAAATTATGTGCTTCTTTTGAGGGTTTGTCAATACTGTTACTTTCTATAGTTTACCAAATCTACTATACGTCCAACTTGACTTTCTTCTACTTTATATACTTTACCATCTACTTCAAACTCATCTTTGCCATCACGTTTAGCGTTAGCAAGGGCTAGTGTAAACTCGTTACCTTCTTCTACATCATCTTCGTTTACTGCATCTGGTTCAACGTTTGAAATAGCAGTTTTTAATAGTTTACCTGTTTCAGTTCTAAACTCAACTGCTTCATCTGTTACTGTTTCAACAGTGCCTTTAGTACCTTTACCTGTAACAATTTGATCACCTACTGATGGTGCATACTGTTCTGTTACTTCTACACTTTCGTTAGCTTGTTTAAGAGCATCATCAACTTCAGGATGGTTAGTTAATCCAGGGTGTATAGCATCAATAGCATCTGTTGCGTCTGTCATATCACCTTTCATGTGCATTGCTATTCTAATAGCTTTTTGGATTTCTTCTTGTGTAAATTTTTCTTCTGCTTCTGCGGCTATGTCGCCTGCAAATGTTTTCATTTTACCAATGTATGCTGGATACTTTGGATCCTGTCTTAGTCCAGGTGTTTTAACTTCAGACCAATCAGACTTTTTAGTTTGGTATTTTTCTTCAAACTCTTTGTCTGACAATTCTTTCATATCCATAGCTAGGTCTTTCATTTTACCTTCGTCAACATATTTGCCTTCACCTTCACAGTCTGGACAATCATGTTTTTTATGTTCTTCATCGCGATAATCACCTGCACCTCGACAAGTTGGACATTCATATTCTTTGGCTTCCATTGGAACGTCAACATCTCTATCAGCCCATTCTTCCTCAGCATCATCTTGACATTCATCTCTATATTGCTCGTTTGAACACTTAGTTACATGTACTGTGTTTTGTTCGTTGTCTACCTTAGCAGTATACGTGATATCTGTTGGAAAACCACCTGGTCCAGGAACAGTAACTTTACCTTCAAATTCTTCTGGATCAAATCCTTCTTGCACTGTTGACTCTGCCCATTGTTCAAATTCATTAACTTCTTTCATTGACTTACCCTCTAATTCTAATTTAGTCAACACCGGTAATGCCGACTCTACTCTAGTATCTAATAATTTTTCTGTAAATAATTCACGAACTTTATCCATTGTTTCTTGTTCTGGAAGTTCAGTGCGTTGATCAAATGCTTCAAGTGCTTTATGATAACCACGTTTGCCAATCATTGATTTAACTTTGCGTTTAATAGCACCAAAGTGTTTAAGTCCTCTTTCTGCTAATCCAGCAGTTTCAGTATTTTGCCAGTTATGCCCACGAGCATATCTAGTAAATGCACCTAGTGTATTAATATCGCTAACTAACTCACATATATAAGTACCAAAACTATCGTACGGATTACCACCTTCACTAACGTGTCTTGCCATAGCACGACCTGCATATAGTTTAGTAAATGGTAATTTAAAACGTTCGCCCTCTGATGTTTCAACATATAGTGATGCTACATTTCTGTAACGTTGATCACCTGCTTCTTCGTCAATTGGTTTTGAATGTACTATTTTGAGTTTTGCTTCTTTTGTTTGTTTAGTGTATGATGTTTTTTTGAAACCGTAGTATTTAGATTCGTTAATTTCTCTATTCTCAGATACTTGTGCCATTGTCTGCATTGAATATTTAAGTTTATTCATATGCTTTAAACTAAACTCTAACATGTTACGTTTAGAAAAGTGTCTCAATTGATATAAAAAATCATACCATTCTTTCTTATGATCAGAATCCATACCTTTACCAAGCACGTCACCGTAATAAACTTCTAACTCTCCTTCAGGATTAACTGTTACTACTACTGTACCGTAACTGTTATCACCAACTTTATAGTTAAACGAAAATAGATCAGCGTTCTTTGGTTCAGTTGTTTCTTTACCTTTTGCGTCACGGGTTGTTAAATCAAACCCTTTAGCTACTAGTAAATCAAATAATTTTTGTCTTGTGGTGTCTAATGATATCATAAGTGTATTTATCTAAGCTGTCAATTAAATCATAATGAACGGAAGTGGTTCTACAACGTCATCATCGTGATCTCTTAGTTTATCACCTATGTCTTTATGATATTCTTGAAGTTGTTGCATCATACGTACTGCTAATATTGTTGCCATTACTAGATCATCATGCTCACCGGGTTTGGCCGCATAGCTTGTTCCATGTGCTACAAAGTTTTTAAGTTCGCTGACCAATGGTCTCGACTTAATTTTAAATTTACCTGACTCTACTAAATTTTTAAATTTAGCACAACTAGCAATCTTGCTTTTGTTTGTTGTATTAAATCCTTTACGGAAACGTCTGCCTTTACCTATTGCTTTTGTTTCACTTAAAAATGTTCCAGGTATTGATTGTTCTCCGTACTCATCTAAACTAATCAATGCCGCTTCACCAATAGTATTATTTTCAACTGAGTAGTAAATTGAATTTCTATCTTCTATTTGTTCATTCAGGTGTTTGATAATTTCACTAAACACTCTTACTTGTTCGGGTATAGTAGTTTTGTTATGTTTCCATTCTGCTATCTGTGTTGTAGTATTAGCATTAACAACCTGCATGGCCGCAAAGTCTCCTCCTGTTCCTAAACTTGGATCCCAGGAAACTACGTAGATGTCACCTTTCCTTGGTTTCTCATACCAACGCACTTGTCCCATTTGCTGAATTGGTTCTATTCCTGCTAGGTCAATTAGCTTGGTAGGTGCAATAAGTGTTTCGTCGTTGATAATAAATTCACAATCCATCTCACGCCTAAATCGTTCATCTCCCAATGTGCCTCTTTCTCGTTTCGCCCATTCTTCATCTCTGTCTGGATGCTCGTTCCAATATGACCTATATGCTTTAAATCCATTAATGCCTAATTTTGTTTCGTTACCGTGCTCATCCTCGCACTTGTTTGCTTGTTTCCATAATAGTGCAAATTGATCTTCATCTGAGTTTGGTGTTGATGTAATAATTGCTTTACCACCAGTAGTAAGTGTAGGTGATATTGAAGTCCAAAACTCTCGAGCAATAGTAGGTCTAACAAACGCAAACTCATCACAGTATAACATTGATATTGACATACCTCGTCCAGTGTTTTCAGTTGTTGTTTGTGCTACTATACGACTGCCGTTGTCAAACTCTATTGATCCTTTATTGTAACTAACAGCACCTGCTCTGATATGATCTGGACATGACTCGTAAGCATATCTAACACGTTGCATAATTTCTTGTGCACCTGCATATTTGTGTGCGGCCACTAACACTGTTGCATCTGAATTGAACATAGCATACCATAACAAATAGCCTGCGGCTGATGTTGATTTGCCTGTCTGTCTAGGCATCATTGATATTGAAAATCTATTTTCGTGATATGCTTCTATTAGACGTTCTTGATATTCATATGGAGTATACTTCATGCTACCATGTACAGGATGCTGTATGGTAAAGAAGTTGCTCATAAAATACATTGGACCCATAATGGGATCAGCACACTTTTTAAATTCTTGAAGTTCTTTTTTTGTGAACTGTTGCTTCTTGTGTGCTTTTTTAATTAATACGCCGTCTAGTGATTTAGCCATGCTACTT